CCAAGCCGACAACGAAGGAAAAGAAGTAGTTGGCTTCTGGTTTCTTGAGAACCTGGGCTAGGTTCATTCTATTGCTTGTTACATGTTCAGAAAATCAATGCTATCTGTACATTGGACAGGGTAGGCTGCTGCACGGAAACAACCGTTCTCAATGTCGGGGTTTCGGAAAACTATGGCGGGATTGCGGACATCAGGGACCAGCTTCTTCTTTGTCTGGGGCGGCACGAAAATTGTAGTGACAATCATTCCAATGAGAAATCCTCCAAAGACCCAGAGGATGTTAAACATTATTATAACCCAAGAGTTTTGTAGACTCGGTGAAGAGTTTCAAGATGGTCTCCGCTCCAGGTGATAATGAGTTTTCCAGGGGGAGTAGAGATTGGACCGCCAAAGTAGACAAAGAGTTTGGCAATATAGTAAAAGGATTTCTTGTCCTCCACCCAGACAATCCGGTCGTCGTCTATTGCCTCAACTATGCGCATGAATTCAGAACGCTGATTGGAATATCCGCCTACGAGAACGACAAACATCTATTGTCTATATAAAACAATGGATCTTCGTAAATTTTGGGATGGGAAGCTGCTTCTTGCAGCTCTCGCATCGGCTGCGGTCGTTGATACTGCGGGTCTATTTATTTGGAGGTATACTGCTGATCGTGACGGGCCTATCAATATTTGGTATGACAAGTTTGGAGTGATTGCGTATGTCCTTGACGTATCGTCTGTCGTGGTAGGCTTCGTTCTCGCCCAGCTGATCACATATGCCATCGGAGGGTCTTACAATCTCCTTTTCTTCCTCATTGTCGTTGTGGCAGTACAGATGACTCATGATATCCTATTCAGCCTGTTTCTAGTTCCTCTCGTCCCGGAAGGCGAAAACGATATCATGGACCTCATGAAATCGTATACGACAATGAAGGGAAGTGGATGGGTTTTGGTCGTGGATGCTCTCTATATGATCCTGACCACACTGGGAGCCTTGGTTCTCTATAAGCTACCTTCCTATGTCACATGGTTTACTCTGTTGTTTGTTCCGTATGTGACTGGGTATATCTTAACGACGCATCGTCTTCTGAGCAGTCGGATTTCGACGCCGCTTCAGTGAAAGCCGACGTCCACCGACTTTCTCCTGGGGATAATTCACTTCAAACTCGAAGCGGAAAGTTGGGCCACTGGGACGAACTCCGCCCGTCTTCTTCTGCTTGACAAGAGTGGAACCATACTTGAATTTGTCAATCGAGATAAACACAGTATCTCCACCCATCTTGCGTTCGGCTGGGATTTCCCAATCTCCGCCGCCCGTATTCCACCCAGTGCCCTTGGCAGCACTGGATTTCACAAATTCATGAGAAGGGAACTGGAGAGTGAACGTCTGTCCACGATGATTCTTCTTGAGATCGGAGAGGTATGTTGATAGACTCTTATTCTTGAACGCTTCCTCTACATTCTCGTCATTCAGAAGCTTGAGATTGAGTTCTGTATCCACGCTCTTCATGAAATTTGTGACCGCATCCCTGAATGTCCTATCGAAGTTCTCGTCGATGGTTCCGGTGATGCTGGTCGGTCCAGCAGGTAAAGGAGCAGCAGCGATTTCAGATACAGGCGCAGTGTACCTCGGACGACGAGGAGCGAACTGGTCCAGCGAGGTCATGACACCCGCATCAATGGCTACTGTCGGTGCGGGAACAGAGGTTCCGGTCGCAGCGGGAGCGGGAGCGGGGGCGGGGGCAGGGACTGGAGAGGGGGTGACATTAGGATTGAAAGCGTTCAGAGATGCGGCGAGAGCGGGATCAATAGAAGAAGAGACAGCAGGGGCAACTTCTCCTTGGACTAGCGGGGTATTCAAGACGGGGGCCGGAGCCGGAGAAGGAGCCGGCGCCGGGGCGACATTAGGATTGAAGATGTCTAAAGAAGCAGCGACAGCGGGGGCGATCGAAGGAGTAACCTGGGGGACAACTTCGCCTTGGGTTAGTGGAGTATTGAGTTCAGGAGCAACGGGGGCTCCCAGGGTTCCACGCTCGCCCAGTCCTAAACGTTGTTCGGCAGCAGCACGGGCAGCCAGACCTTCTGGGGTAGGCGCAAGAGGATTTACGAGGCGTTGAGGGGCTGGAGCTGGAGCTGGAGCTGGAGCTGGAGCTGGAGCTGGAGCTGGAGCTGGAGCTGGAGCTGGAGCTGGAGCGGGGGTATCACGCATGGGGTTGGTAGCTACCAGTCCACGACTGGCTTCCTGGTGCTGAAGAGCAGTATTCACCGGACGCTGAACGGCATTTGCAGGGGCTGCCGCCTGCCCAGCCATTGCACTGACTGCTCCAGGAGCTGCCGTCGCAGTCTTTGGTGAGACGTAACGAGGATCCTTCGCTGCCTTACGGATGTCTTCGAGATTTACCGCTGACTTCGCAAGACCGTCTTCTACCGTCTGCTCATCCTTCGCCCATAGTGCGGCGTCTGCATCTGCTTCCGTGGCATCTGCCTTGGCCTTCATCAGATCCTTGGCTATCTGAACCGAAGTCTTGGCCAACGCCTCTTTACGCTTGTTGGTGGACTTATCACCTTTGGCAACTTCCTTGTCCAAGGCATCCTTAGCTGCCGCTGCATCCTTTTCCAGTTTCGCAACCTTATCTTTCGCTGCCTTTGCAGCATCCTTCTTATCCTTCAGTGTGGCCATGTATTTGGCATGTGCCTTCTTCACACGGTCGTGTTCCTTCTCGGCTAGATCCACTACCTTCTTTCCAGTAGCTTCCCATTTCTTCTTGGCTTCGGAGGACATCTTCTTCATTTGCTGGGCTTCATTGATGAGCTGTAGCCGACGCTGGGGAGAGACATCACCTGCCCCAGCAATATCGGCCTCAGCCCTGTCACGTCTGGCCTCTATCCTGATAAGATCGGACGCCTGTTGGGACATGTCCTGCGCCAGTTTCTTTGCTGCATCAGTATTCTCTCCGGTGGGCAGAGCAGTCGAAGCAGTCGTAGTCGTAGCCGTGGGCGTAGCGGGCGGAGCAGTCGTAGTCGTAGTCGTAGCCGTGGGCGTGGCAGCTTCAAGAATTGGCGTTGTTGGAACTGTCGGTTTTACCTCGGGTCCACCTGGCGGAGCCGTTCCAAGCGTTCCTGTAAGAATAGATACCATTTCAAATCCTGATTTGAGTTGTACGGGTCCACGTCCCTTAATGGTTACCGTCACAGGAGTCACTAGAAATCCATGTAGTGCTACACGGTGATCTTTGTTACCGACTGGCCCAACTGAAAAGTTATTAAACTGGGCAGAGGTAGGAGAAAACGTGATTTCGGGGATAGGACTCTTGAGGTTGAAGGTAATCGCACCCGTAGGGTCGACAACAAACGCTTTCAAGAGCGGGCTTGCTGGAGGAAGAATTGATTTGGTAGTAGATGAAACAACTTTCGGATCATCTAGGAACTTTTCTACATCGGTTGCAAAATGGAATAGAGGGATTTCCATATCCGTATAAGCTCCCAAAATCACACTGTCGGCAGCAACGATTGTTCCATCGCTACGCTTCAATACCTTCTTTTCTGCACGTGTACGTTCCCGAGTTGTAGATTTCAGGGATTCAATTTTCGGGGTGGCAGGTTCTGATCCCATCAGGTGCATCGAGGGTTTCAGAGTATCACCATCACGATTGAGTTTAAAATTATGGACAATCACATCTGGGGGATCTACACTATCTGTGAGCTTGATAAACCCAAAATCATCTGTCTTCGGAGGAGGACCATCCACGGCGGTGGCTTGAACAGGAGCTGGAGCTGGAGCTGTATCTACCGCCATGGGCGGAGGGGCCTCGGACGGTTTCGGGACATCCTTGTGAAAGTTCTTGGCGATCTTGATGGCTTCGTCATACGGCATAGAATACTCGCCAGTGGGTCCGTGTACAGCCTCGAAATGGTTCTGATTGTCATTGTAGATCACATACACTGGTGCCCCCGCCTTTCCTTCCAGGACACTTGCCTCCTTCTGTCCCGGAAGTTTCTCCGTTGTCTTCAGAATACCTGCCTGTGTTGCCCCCGACGTATTGGCCACAATCAAAAAGTTAAGACCATGCTGCTTAGCAAACTTTTCGAGCTCGGAGGTCTGGAGATACGTCTGGTTCGCCGCAATACGCTTGGCTTCGTCATCAGTAAGCCCCACGGTCTTGGAAAAAAGACCATCACGACGGAACTTGCTAGCAATCGCATTACGCACGGCCAGAGGCTGCCTGCGGAAGGTCGGGCTTACGGCAATGAGCATCGAGTGGACTAGGCAGTCAAAGTCAGTGGCTGGGACATTTACACGGGACCACCCGGTGAGTTCCGGGGGAAACTCTAACTTGGCTACATCGGTCATAGTATCTGCTGCCTGGGTATCTAGACCCGTCTCTCCGAGAACGGCCTTCTCAATCGGGTTTGCGGCGGCAGGTTTAGTAGGAACTTCCCACGTTGCTCCACATCCTGTCTTTAGAGGCGCACCTTCCTTATAAAAATACGGCGCACCATTAGAAGGGTCGATTGTTGAATCCCAACCAGCTGGGAGAGGTATCTTTGATGGATTACCTGATGGTGAGCACAAAGCGTCATCAGATACTGATACTGCGGCTGGAGTTGTGGCGGATACATCAGATACTGCGGCAGCTTTAGCAGCGGAGGATTCCTTCGCCTTCTTAGCCTTCGCCCGCAAGTTTTCAATCCCCATAGCTCCTGTAGCAGGTAATGCTTTTGATATGTCGGACGCAGAGTTTCGCCGCTTTACAGCTGCCTTAGCACTCTTTGCACGAGCAGAGAGGTTCTCAGAGGCCGCCGCTGCTGTGGTTGTAATTTTTGGCTTGCCCTCACTCATTATACTTGGGCAAGAAATGAGGTCGGTGGCGTTTTCGGTAGGTTGCGAAACGAAGCTTTGCGCCGACGTAATATGCTCGGTAACACTCCACTGCGTCCCCTATCTTGTATTCATCCGGCATCGCACATCGGGGCGAGGTCATCCCGTGTGATACAAGACCTACAGGATATACTGCCCTCAGCCAGTCCAGGTGCTTCTCACATGCGTGCGTGCGATCACCGTAGCGGAATTGATACTCAGCTAGAAGTGCGTGCGTGAGCTTAACGAGCCATCGATAATTATCGAGCGATTCGCACAGCCAGATTACACAAGGATGTTTACGGTGTGTTGGTTTGTACCCTCCGTTTGGAGCACAGTCAAGATAGGGCGGAGACTCCGAGTGAATCCAGTGACAGGTATACAGAAGTTGGCAAGATTCCACGATCATTTTTACTACATGTTTGTCGCAGTGATATTTGGCGCATTTGCGAGGATTCCAGTGGAGGAAGAAGATATTCATTTGGAATCGGATGAGTCTATTCAACTCTGAATTCCAACCAATCCGTTTTACTTACTTGCTGGCACTGGAGCAGGAGCGGGCGAAGGAGGCGGGGCAGGAACGGGGGCTACAATTTCCGTGAACCGGGCTTCAGCCTTGTCTTTCGGCATACCACGATACGCCATCTCAAATTTGAGTTTGAGAAGATCCGCACGACGAGTCATATGTTATTACATATCAATACGATTTCGCACAGCGTTGTGGAACGAATTTTCTTTGAATGGAATATCTTTGCGAGTCGCTTCAGCTTCAATGATATACTTGGTGGACGTATACTGCGTCTGGAGAAAGAAGACGAATATCCCTGCGACAAGGAGGAACATCAATACGTTAAACCACCATGATCCATGGAGATTATGAATATTTTTAGAGTGCAGGAGATTGTTCTGAACACGCATGAGTGTTCCATCGTCCACGAGACGCATAATTGTTTTTGTGCTATACATAATGATCGCCGCTTTAACCGCTGGTTCGGCAGTATGTTGTTTCGGGGTAGCCTATGCGACCCATATGATTCTTCCAGTGAAACCCGTGACACCTGCCGAGATTCTCAAGAACCAGTCAACTCTGAACACACTGAACTTTCTAACGAAAGACGAACTGAAAACACGAAGTATCCAGGAGCGTATTGCTGCCTATACGTCGAGTCGTGCGAATCTTCTTGATGTTCTATTGGTGACAGCGGACAAACCTACCCTCAACCAAGCGTACGTAGTCATTGCCAAGAAAATTGAAACGTTCCCGCCTGAATCCGAGGAACGTGGACAGTATGAATTTCTGCGAAAGGCCGCAGATGATCATCTCAATGGATTCGTTCCGCCGAAGCCTACAGATGGACAGCCCAATCAACTAGTCCAGGAATCCCAGAAACTTATTGCCTCGATACCTTTCCCGGCTCCTGCGCCTGCGCCTGCGCCTGCGCCTGCTCCAACCCCGATCCCAACTCCACCCTTGCCACCTGCGTCGAGTCGCAACCTGAGTTTTTCCCCCGTTCGCCCACGCCCTTCAGCAACATCGACACCCACGGGTGGACGTCGCCGACGATCTTCAGTCTCCGACTAGCCCCCGGATTCGCCACAATAACTCTTACAATTTCAAGCTGTTCGATATAGGTAGGATTGCGTATATCCACAGTTAATTGACCGTATAATAAAGACTGTAGAGCATCTCCAATCTCCATTCTCTATTATTCTTATGCTACACTCGCAAGGCTGTGCGTATACGGGTTTGAGCGGAATGCGTCCAGGATGGCAGGATCCATATTCTTGAGCTGCTGATCCTGAGGATTCGGCTCGTTGAAGCGGTATGTGCCCTGCTGTTGCACCGACGCACCCGTTGTCACGATATTCGCAGGGTCCACGAACTGACGAGCATGAATCATCATATCCTCGTCCTTATTGACCTTGACGGCACCCACCTGCGCCTCTCCCGCATTCACCTGGATATTACCGCCCGTCGTGTAATTCGTCATCGATGACAGTTCACGCCCAGGGTTCGTGTAGGCCTGGAGGTACTGGTCCACGAGGTAAGATCCCTCAGTGGCTGTACCCTGACCGCCTCCAGGACCAGCCCATTCGCCAACCGTCAGCTTCATGAACTGCTCGAACGGCTCCGTGAATTCACGAATATAGTTGGCAAACGTGAATGCCGCACCTCCCGCACCATAATGTTCCGTGTTGGTTGTCTCACGCTGCTGCTCCTTGAACATCTGCTGCGGGAAGCTGGCCGGGGCGACCTGGGCACCTGTCGTAGTATTCAAATACATCAACTCGCCCTTATCGTCCGTGAGAACCTGGAATGTATCTGGGCGATTCTTGAGGACTGGGGCCTGTAGGCCAGGCTGAGTGATGTAGTGCGATCCAGGGATGACGGGGGAATCATACGAAAGCTTGGGCTTGTTGGCCGTGCGTCGCTCGTCCGTGGTACGGGGCTTGGCGAATTCCTGGGTCACGTTGAACTGCTGGTATCCGCCCGAACCGAGATTGTTGTATCCGTCGTTAATACCAGGGGCAACACGCACCTGCTCAATCGGCGAGACATTGTGCATGTTCTTGCCCGCAACCATACGGGACTGGAAGAAATCAGACTCGTTCTGGTTTCCGAACGGCAGACCCTGACCGGGAACAACGTCATAGAAGGACTGGACTTCACGCTTCTGGAAATAATCAGTTCCAGTTCCAGAGAACGTATCGAGAATCGACGAGTTCGCATTGGCTCGCATATTCTGGGTCACCTTGGCTCCGAAAAAGGGCACCATGTTATTATGACCCTTATCCTGCGAGTATGTGACACTGTCGTTTTGCGTGATGGCAGATGATGTAATTGCCGCATCTGTAAACCGTTCACGTGCGACGGGTTCATCCTTGTATTGGGTAGCTAGGATATAGCCTAGCAATCCGACACCAGTAAATAGAGCGACTTCGATCATGGTGTTATTACTTATTAGGTTGGTGAAAATTCGTGGACGTCATAACCCGAGACGGAGCACGGGTGTTCTTGAAATACTCGAACGGCGGAATCACATGTTCCTGGGGGCGGTAGAGAAGCCACTGGAAATTATTAGGCTGGAGGCGTTCACGAGCCAGGGGAACGTTGAACGAACCCACAAACGGCGTGCGAGGAGGGGCATCTTGTGCGTTCACTGGTGTCTGGAACATCCAGCGAGACTGTAGGACATGCGCATCATCGGGGTTCCACGTGCTCATCTTATCTATTCAGTTGATAAAATTTGATGCAGTCTGTTCTAGATTGTTAAACAGATCGCTGATAATTCCAATCGGGTCGGTTCCAGTCGTTTCAGTCGATGACGTAGACGTTACTGTAGGAGCAACCTTGGGAGCGTCGGGAACTGTTGGCTTAGCACTCAGAAGCGTCGATGTTACAGCCGGAGACGCAGGTGTTGTAGCTTGTGTCGTCGTAGGCTGTGTCGCACCGGGGACGGGAGCGGCAGATGGCGTTGGCGTCTGTGACGACTGGATATTCATTGCCGGGTTCTCAGCCCACATCTTCGAATTGAAGGGCTGGACGACGAAGGACGACAGATTCTTCTTCAGCATCTCTATGAGCTTGTCCATCATAGGGTCTGTCGATGGAACAGCTCCCGACGGCTTCTTGGGGCGAGTGCCGTAGCAGTTCACCCCGAACTTTGTCTTGGGGTCAAAGTATCCACCATTAATACCAGGGCGACCACACTTGATCCGCTTCGCAGGATCTGTATCCTTCTGCATCTTGTCCCACGTCGCCTGCTGTGTTGGATAAAGGGCAATTCCACCATCGGACCAGCCGTATCCACACCACTCTGCGCCGGCATTGTACGCCTGCTCTACCTGGCTGTAAGACGCAATTTCAGCGCCATAGGCTTTACATACTAGAGGTGCCTGTTCATAGGTGAACTGGTTGTCAGAGACATAGAAGACCTCGTTGAGAGTAGGGGCAGGAACAGATGCCACTTCCTCTTTCGCAAAAGGGTCTACGTTATAGGTCACATCTAGCTCCCTCGGCAGGACTTTGAAAGAGACAAACCCAAAGTAATAGAGGACAAACGAAATTACAGCTATGAGGATACTAAACGCTACGAAAGCTAGAAAGTCCGTGACTGCCAGCATCAACATGACAACGATGACAATAACACCTGCCACAAGTGTCAGAATTGTGGGGAGGTCGGGTTGACTCATTAGTTTTCATATAGGAAATAAAGCAGGACACGCATCGTGCGATCCACGGGGAACTTCTTAGAGTCCATTTCTCGGACATTCATATCGTCCAAGACATACCACGCATGTCCCGGCGGGAGTTTCCTCGCATATGTCCACCAATGACCTCCATTGAAACACACAACGGAAAACAGAAAATACTTCTTTCCGTTCAACACCAACAAACTCGAATAGTCAATCGGTGTCGTAGACCAGAACATTAGAACCTTGGGGAAGGTTCCAAACAGAACCTGCTTCGTACATCCGAGATGGGAGCACTTATCGCATTTCCAGTCCGAGATCGTTTGCGGGCGCACGTATTCATGTATCGCATCAAGTAGGGGAATTCCAGCCCTGGAAGGCACGAGGTTCACATCGATAGCGGTTGTCTTTTCGACTTGAACTGCTTTACATCCTCCGCACTCAATACGATCCCCCGTCTCAAACCGAAACGCCTTGTCAAGCCACGGCAGCTTGTCGCACAGATGGACGATGAGTTCGTGACTGTCGCCAATATTCTCACCGGCGGGGAGGTAGGTGGTCTTAATCACCTCAAAGAATTCACGAAGACCGGTGGTTCCATTATTCCGGTAAATGGATTCCAGACATACATCTACGGGGTTTTCCTTGTCTACATCTTCACGTTCAGAGTATCGGTCCATCAATACTGGACATGAGAACAATCCTTGAAGTGCGGCGTTTACCCAACAACTTCCACGATGGTTATGGAGTCCGAACATTATATACTATCACCCAAAAGCACTAAATGTGTTTAGGAAACCTGGAACATCCCTTTCCGTATTGTTGAACGGTCGCATGATGTCATACTGGTCCTGGGCCTTTGAGAGGGCCGAGGCAGTATCCCCCGGAATATGCGAGGAGGGCTGAGACCCTACATGAATCGGGCAGTTCATAGAATAGGTGGGGCACGTACAAGGCACCAGCGAACTCTTTGGGACTTCATCATACGGTCCCTTGCTCATCGACATAGTTGAAGTCGATGGACCCGGAATCGTTCCGTTCGGAACCACCGTGGTCTGGGTGAGGAGAGATCCTACGGGCACATTGGGATTATTTGCCGTATTCAAGAGAGATCCACGGCTCTTGATATCCTGCTGTAGAAGACTTATTAGGGTTCCCATTAGCGTTTCGTTGGCGGAAGGGGAAGGGGCTGGAGCTGGCGCCGGTGGCGGCGGGGGAGGGGGCGGCGGCGGAGGAGGCGGAGCGGCTACTGGCGGAGGTGCGGGTGCTTCAATAGACTTGGCAGCGGCAGAAGGAGGGGACGTCTGATTACAGAAAGATACGTTGATTCCAGGTATTCCGTAACACTCGCCCACCAGATCTGTCTGCATACCCCACGATTTCTTACCATTTCCTATCCAGTTCCCTTTGATAGATGTACACTCAGTCTGGGTGTATAAGCGCACATTCTGGCCTCCGCTCTGCGTGACGCTTGTAATTCCCTCACCATTGGTCGGGCACGTCGCAGCGGGAGGAGGAGGAGGGGGTGGAGGAGGAGGATTCACGGTAAATACATGGTTGACCCAGGCACCTCCAAGAGGGGCACAATCTCCCTCTGCCTTACCATACTTCTTGTAATCGTCTCCAGGCTTACTTGTCACACACCAACCATTATCCTGAAGCGCAAACGTATCAGACCCTGCGCTCTTCGCATACTCGTAACATTTTTGTACGGTGTAACCATACTGCTGGGGTCCACCATTCAGTGCACGGTTTCCCTGGTCTTTCCAACATCCCTGATCAGTATATGATGGTGGATTGTCTAGTCCTTCACGTGCTGGCATGAAAAACAGCACGCCTACCAGGACAAGAATGAGTCCGATGAGCATGTACTTCATGACTATTACTATTACTAATAGATATCAAATTATCGCTGAGGGTGGACGGAGCATCCCGCAGCCTGTGATGCGCACGTACATCCTACCAAATTCTTACGCAGGATAGTGGGTCCAGGTCCAAACAGGCCAGTATCGGGAGTTACAGGATTGAGAGTTCCAAGAGGAGGCGTTGGGCGTGTCTGAGCATTAAAAAAGGGATCCGTAGGAACCGACGCCATTTCTGTGAGTCCCTGGAGTCCCTCCCATGGACTTCCCGAGGGTGGGCGGATTCCCGACGTGTACGCCGCATTCATTCCCGACAGCGAGGGGTCACCGACGCCCAGTGTGGACGAAATACGGGGAGCAGCGGCGGTTGGTGAAGGAAGAAGGGAGAGACCGGATTTCTTAACCCATGCCTTCGTTCCGAGTAGTCCTGGAGGAACCATCCCCGGGGTCAAATCCAACGTCACAATCGTTGCGTCTCCACTAAACTTCGTATACGCCGACACAGGTCCAGGTGTACCTCCAACAACAGCGGTACACGAACTATCAGACGCACAGGCTGTCTGTGCATCCCCCAACGAGAAATACAACCCCGCCGATTCAAGACATGCTTTCTGGGCCTGAGTTGGTCCAGTTGCTGGAGGGGGTGCACCTCGGGTACATGCCTCTAGATTCGGACCAAGCTTCATCATGGAATCCAAGTAAGCATGCCAATCTATGAACTTACCGGCTGTAGTATCCGCTACAACCCATCGGATAAATGAGGAATCTCCGGATCCGCCTCCGCTACCTACACCTACACCTACACCTACCGGCGCCGATGGAATATTTGATGTGGGGGCTCCTAGACGTGTAACTGGTGGTGCTGTGCGAGAATACGCAGTCGACGTATCTATCGGCCGTATGCTTCCTGGCTGGACAATCGCATCTGTAGTGGGTGCTCCCATCCATGAAGGGCGGGCTGGGGCATTTGGAGATACATCCGTATACCTTCCCTGAGAATCCGTGAACCGCTCATGGACGGGAATCAGGACAAACGCAAATAGAATAATGAGTAAGATCGCAGTCCATGCCATAACTTCTGAGCGGATCATTTCTCTTTCTCTTACATGTATAAATGGTAAAATATCGCCAGACAAAAAAGAAGAGCACACGCAAGACCCGTCGCTCTCTACGTCGCAAGACATATCGTCGTAAGTTCCGGGGTGGATACTCCCCCGTAGGTCCCAACGGTGGAGATTTCGGGAAGGTCCCAGATTCCTATCCCAAGAACGATGCGGGCGCTCTCCCCGACCCTATGGCCGCTGGCGGGGTTCCGATTGGAAAGACGGTGTTCTGAGTTAATTTCATAGGAATACACAATGCCCAAGGACCCTAGATCGTATACGAAACCGTCGGACCAACGCATGGTGATGGCAGAAATGTCACGCTCTGTCCCGATGATCGTTCGCATTCATAAACAGGGTTGCCCAGCGTGTGAGAATTCCGAGGATGCGTGGAAAGAGTTTTGTGATAAATCAAAGGGTATTCGTATTGTAGAAGTGGAAGCACAGGCTGTGCCCCCGGGGATTATGAACGGTATAGAGGGATTCCCCACCTATGCCGTTCACAAGAATGGAAAGAGCTGGCATCATACGGGTGCACTCATGGATGCGGGTGCGATCGAACAGCTTATAGATAGCCATCGGGCTTAGATGTGGAACCCTTGGCCACAACATACGCCTCCGAATCATGTTTCCGAGAAACGTTGTCGCGGTTCAGAAACTTCTGGAATCCGTCGAGATCGTTGGGAATTGTAGTAGATGCCTGGGACATCCACTGGCGTGCCGACTGCATTAGACCGTATTTGTTCGAGGTGTCCATGAAAAGGTCGCTAGTCTTGGAAAAGGCTTCGTCAATACTCTCCTTCACATGGGGTTCATTGATATTTGGGGCTGGGGGGCGAGTGGGGTTATCAACATAGTCGGTGAACAGAACGTTCATGAACGGGTTGGAGGCTGTGGGGGTAGCGTAACGGGTGGGTGCGGCACCTAAAAACGTCTCCTTGAGAATCTGTGTCGTGGGAAACATCTTCACTAGAAAGACAGACGCAAACATCACGAGAGGGATCAGGAGGAGATACCACGTCTTCTGCGTAATCACCGAAATAAGAAGGGATGAATAGACTGTGAACCGCACGACTGCATTGAGTGCTTCGGGAACGGTCATCTCATTCGTAGGAAGGAACCGACTCCAGTTGGTAAAGAGATTGGCAGGATCATCTAACCAGAATTTCTCCCGACTCATTATTGTGATAGGGAGACTTTAGTTTACTTATTTCTTTGCGACCTTACGTTGTAGCCGAGCTAGCATTCGGGCACGACGAGCTTCGGGGTGATTGCTCATGATCGTCTCGGCAGTCTGGGTAGGGCGATCTGTCTCTCCGAACATTTCCGTCTTGAAAAGCTTACCCAGCGAATGCTTGAACTTCTCCTTGAGCATCTCGATTTCACGCACGAAATCCTCCTTCTTGAGACTGCCCGACCGCATCTTCTGCTCAATGAGTTTCTGGACAACACCAATCGCCTTCTTGGTCGTCGGGTGTTCGGGGTTCTTGGCCATCTCAATGAGTGCGGGGATATTCGTGAAGTCAATCGAGTCTAGACCGAGAGCTTCCACGTTCAGGTTCTCCATGACCTCCATTCCCAGCTTGAAGATGCGTGTTTCCTTGAGCGTCTCTAGAAGATCAGTGATCCCCGACTGCGTCTCGCTATTGTTCAGGACTTCATCTATCTCGTCGGTAGAGTTCTTGCCTGTGAACTTGGACCACAGTCCCTTGACCGTCTCCATGATGTCCGAGCCGAGGTAGGAGCACATGAGAAACATCCGGGCGTAAGTCCACACTGCCTCCTTCTGCTTCTCTGAGGCGTCAACCATCAGCAGGGAAAAATCAATTCCACGAAGAAAGAAGCGAGGGGCAGCGAAGAGGGTATCGTCCTTCTTGACAACCGCCATGAAATGGGGCTGGACCTCAGTCTTGAACCGCTCGGCTTCTACCTTGTAATCGATCGGCTCTGGATAGTTCGCATCCAGAACTGGGACGACAGAGGGGAACTCCTTGCGTATATCATCAAAGCATTCTTTGAGAACATTCTGGATCTCAAAGGACATTGTTTATTGATATATGCGAGTCTTTAAGCAACACGATTTCCTCCGCGGTA